ATTGCAGAACGTAGCAGTAGGAAATAATACCCTTGATGCAAATACTACAGCACATAATAATACCGCAGTTGGTTATAACTCTATGAGTGGAAATACCACTGGAACGGAAAACGTAGCAGTAGGATCTGCTTCTTTAGAAAACACCACTACAGGTAGCTACAATACAGCAATAGGTCAGGGTGCTTTATATTCAAACACAAGTGGTCAAAAAAATACTGCGTTAGGTGATAATGCTTTATATTCAAACACTACATCTAATAATTGTGTTGCAATAGGTCAGGCTGCTTTAGAAAATAATACTGGAGGTAATATAACAGCAGTAGGAACTAAAGCTTTACAGTCACTTACAACTGGTTATTGGAATCATGCTTTTGGTTATGAAGCAGGGAAATCATTAACTACTGCGATTGGTAATACTGCAATTGGTTATGACGCATTACAAACTAACGTTACTGGAAATTATAATACTGCTGTAGGTAAAAGTGCTTTAGCTAATAATACATCACAAGCTAACGTTGCTGTTGGTTTTAATGCTTTAAGTGCAGCTGGAAATGGTAATGAAAACGTTGGTATAGGTTATGAAGCGTTAGGCGATGTAACATCTGCACAGCACAATGTTGCTGTTGGTTCTCTAGCTGGAAGTAATAACACAACTGGTAGTTCTAACGTTGCTATTGGGCAAGCTGCATTAAGCTCTAACACCACAGCAAATGATAATACTGCTGTAGGTAGACATGCACTTAAAGCTAGTACTACTGGAAATAATAACGTTGCTGTCGGTACTTTTGCAGGAGATAGTATTACAACAGGTTCTCGAAATACTGCTATCGGCCCTCAAGCTTTTGCAGCTGCTACAACAGCAAACGATAATATAGCAATTGGTTATCAGGCAGGGGATGCAATGACTAGTGCAACAAGTAATGTTGTCATGGGTGTATCTGCGTTTACATCAGGAACATCTGGATCTGATAACGTTGTTATTGGTAGAAATGCCGGTAGTGCTATGACAACTGCCAGAAGAAACACTATTATTGGTTACGAAGCTGCTACTAGCTTAACAACTAGCACTGCACTAGAAAACGTTTGTATTGGTAGTGATTCTGCTGATGAAATGACAACTGGTCGTTACAATACTATAGTTGGTAATAACTCTGGTCACAACCTTACAACTGGACAGCATAATGTATTTGTTGGTCATTCGACTGTTACTGCTGGTGGTGATGAAGAAAAACAGATTGTTATAGGTACTGATATTACAAGCCAAGGTAGTTACAGATTTACTTTTGGAAGAGATGGAGATAGAGTCCACAACCAATTCAATAGTAATGCGTCTTGGACTCGTAACTCTGATGAAAGAAAGAAGAAAGATATACTTACAAATACAGACTTGGGATTAGACTTTATTAATGATCTAAGAACAGTTACTTATAAATGGAAAGCCCCTTGTGACTTACCTGAGACTATGTCAGGATATAATAAAGATGAAACCGAACCAAGTCATAAAGATAAAATGTATGGTTTTATTGCTCAAGAAGTCAAAGCAGCCTTAGATAAACATAGTATTACTGATTTTAATGGCTGGTCTGAAGATAAAAATGGTGAACAAGGTGTTTCGTATGAAATGTTTGTAATGCCATTAGTAAAAGCAGTACAAGAATTATCTGCAAAAGTAACAGCACTTGAAGCTGCATAAACAATTTATTTATTTTTTAAACAATGGAAGAAAAAACAGCCTTAGAAGTAGCAGCAATTTTCGCTGCTGCTGGCGACAGTGTTACAGTTATTAACGGCACTAAAGAAGAATGGGAAACTGATGCAGAATGGAAAGAAAAAGTACAACGTAATGTTGAGCATCTTGAAATTATCAAAGGTTATAAAAAGCTAGACGAGAAAACATCTATCTGGACATCTGAAGACTTTACAGCTATCGACAAGGCTATTGTTGATGGAAAGAAGATTTATTCCTAATATAACTATACCTTCACCGTTTACCATCGAAACGGTGGAGATTCCCTTACCTACAGGAAATGTTCCCACATATCAACCTTTGGTCGTACCTCCGAGCGATTTACGAAGACCCGAAGGAACAGAGGAGGTGCGGACAGAAGAAAACCCACCACCAAAAATACACTTTCCACCCTTACCTAGTATCCCTTTACCTTCGCAAGAAGTCTTAGTTGCTGCGTCTGTTACTGCTGTAACGGCTGTAGCTGCCACAACTATTTCGCAACCTTTATTTAAATGGTTAAAGGAGAAAATACAAAAGTTCTTACAAGGCAAGATTAACAAATGGAAACAAAACCGCCAGAAAAGAAAAGCATCCTTAAAAAAATAAAAGAGAATGTAGATGACCATGACGAACAGATGGCCATACTAGGTGCAGCAGTGCGTCTAGGAGTAGTAATCTGGTCTGGTTTTATAATTACACTAAACTACGTTGAGCTACCTATGGTCAAAAAGACTGGAGCATCATCGGATATCACGTTCGTTGCTTCAATCTTTACGGGAGCCCTAGCAACATTTGGGCTGTCTACAGGTAGAACAAAAGGTGAGAAAGACAAACAACAACCAAAACAATGAAGAAACTAATTCTTCTCTTA